AGATGGAATCCGCCAACACCAAAACCGAACGAAGGAAGATGGTCGTGGAACGAAGAAGAACTTGTGTGGGTTGCAATTTAACTAGGAGAAAATAATGGTAACTAAGAAACAGATAGCGATTAAGAAACGTATATTAATGTTGCAATCATATTTGCGTAGTTGTTTGGCGGCTGTCGTTGCTGTTCTTGCTACTGGCAATTTGACCAAAATTGATTTGTTAAAGGCATTGTTGGCAGCGGGGCTGCCACCAATTATTCGTTGGTTGAATCCAAACGATAAGGCTTTTGGCAGAACTGTTTAACAATGTTTTATCCTGTTGTTGCAGTAAAATACTGTAAACATTTGGTGGAAAAAAAACCGTCCGAAATTAGCGAAGACATCTTGAAGAAATGTTCTGGTGGCGGTAAAATGGAGTTGTGTGCTGCTGATGCTTGGAACGCTATGGTTTTGGCTGCCGCTAAAGATAATGTTGTTTTAAAACCAACCAGTATAGGTGACCAGTATCGTAGTATTGAGCAGCAAACCCGCAGTTTTTTACAACGCTACCAAAAAGAACCCGTAACTAACTCTAAGACTCGTACTTGGAATAATGTTAAATGGTGGCTTAAAAAAGGGTTTGCACCGTTGGCTGCACCAAATGATGACGCCAAAACTTGTAGCCGTCACATGTTGGGGTTGGCTGTTGATGTTGCTAATGCAAACGGCAAAATTTTGGGTTGGTTACTTGAGAATGAAACAAAATATGGTTTCAGCCATGAAATACAATCTGAACCTTGGCATATCAGATATGTTGCTGGTAACAAAATTCCGCAACCAGTACAGGATTATCTGCAAATTAGTTAAATAACAATCCGTTAGGATGGTGTTTATGCGTAAATGGTTTATATCTATTATGGTTGCATGTTTAATTATGCCAATGACAGCAACCTATGCGGCATCTAAAGAACTGGTTGGTAAATGTGGTCACTGGTTAGATGACGCTATAGATGTTGGTTGGTCACGCACAAACCTGTCTAGGTTAGATTATGTGATGTGGCGTGAATCCAGATGCCAGCCGTCAGTATTTAATAGCCTTGACCCAAATGGTGGTTCTGCTGGGTTAATGCAAATAAACCAGTTTTGGTGTTTGCCAAACCAATACTATAAACAGGGTTATCTGCAATCTTTAGGTATCCTAAATAGGTGTTCACAGTTGTTTAATGCTGAAACAAATTTGCGGTCCGCTCTAGCAATTTTTGAGTACTCTAAGGAATGTAACAACAATGGTTGGCAGCCTTGGGGTAAATAATGGAATTAGATGAACTATTAAATGAGTCCGAGTTTCGTAAATGTCGTGGACCTGCAAATGCTACACCAGCCGAACAGTTGCAGGCTTTCTCATATTTTTGTGAAAAGTTTTGGTATGTTAAACATCCCGAAAAAGGGCGTATCCTGTTTAGGTTACGTCCTGCACAAACTGAAACAGTTAATGTGTGGATTAATGAACGTTACAGTATTGTTTTAAAAGCACGTCAAATTGGTTTTAGTACTTTGGCTGCAGCATACAGTTTTTGGCTGACATACTTTTTTTCTGACCGTTTTGTTGTCATGCTATCCAGAACAGAACGTGAATCTGTAAAACTGTTATCAAAAGCAAAATATGGTTACAGGTTTCTACCACAATGGTTTAGGATGCGTGGTCCATCACAAGTTACTGAACATCAATTAAAAATGGTGTTTGATAACGAATCCGCTATAGAGTCATTACCGTCCAGTAATGACCCCGCACGTGGAGAATCAGTGTATCTGGTTATTGTAGACGAATGGGCTTTCTTACCTAACGCTGAAGAAGCATGGGCATCTATTGAACCTGTAACAGACGTTGGTGGTCGTGTCATTGGTTTGTCTACCGCTAACGGTTCAGGTAATTTTTATCACGAACTTTGGGTTGGTTCACAAACAAACTCTAATAGATTTAAAGGCATCTTTTTTCCTTGGTCTGCTGATGGTGAACGTAATCAAGACTGGTACGACAGTAAGGTTGCAAACATGCACCCTTGGCAGTTACATCAAGAGTACCCTACGTTTCCTGAAGAAGCGTTCATAAAATCTGGTAATCCTGTTTTTGATATACAAATGTTGGACGATATGACGTTGATGGAACCTACTAGGGGTTACTATCATTTGTATTCTGATGGGAATGGCGAGTTTCGCCATTCCGAAAACGGTGAGTTACATATTTGGGCTATGCCAGCAAAAGAATGTGTCTACAGTATTGGCGCAGACGTTTCAGAAGGTTTATCTTACGGTGACTACAGTTCCGCACACATTATAGATGCACGCAGCGGTGTCATTGTTGCAACATGGCATGGTCGTATTGAACCTGATTTGTTTGGTGAGTTGTTGGCTGAACTTGGATGGTGGTATAATACTGCTTTGTTGGGTATTGAAAACAATAATCATGGTTTAACCACTTTGAAAGCGGCACAAAAACATGGTTACAAAAATTTGTATAAACAACGTCGTCTTGCGCATGTGCGTCCAGAGGCTACAGAGATTTTGGGTTGGCGCACTACGGCAACCACTAAACCGTTGGCTATTGACGAGTTGGCTGCCGCTATGCGTACTGATACTATACAAATTTATTGTCGGCAAACAATTGCTGAATTGAGAACTTTTGTGCGTAAACAGAATGGCAAAATGTCGGGTAGTCCGCATGATGACCGTGTTATTTCTTTGGCTATCGCTAATCAGATGTTGAAGTATGTTTGGTTGCCAGAGTACCGTCCGCAGGATAAACCGCCACAAAACAGTTTGATGTGGTGGGAAAAACATATTATGGGTAGTCGTACAACAAAAAAAACGCCTATTGGTGCCCATAATGTGCGTAATCAGACACCTTTTGGTTGATTGGGAACAAGAAATCTACTAATGATGACAAATTTTGTTTGTATTGACTGTTCAAAAACTTTTTTTGACGAAAAATTGCCCCACAGGGGGTCAATTTGTTTTGGATGTCACATAAAATCTGTTCGTCTGGGTTTTACTTACGGCAAAGACGACTTTCATGGTCCAACTATTGGTGAACGGGCAAGAAAAACTGTTGCAGACGCTAAGGCTAACGGGATTACTGCTGAACTAGTAACAAATCACATGTAATGGAAACCGTTATTGTCCCTATTGTTGTTGCCTTGATTGGGGGTCCTATTGTTGTGCTGTTAAACAGGGTTCGTTCAGAAAACACTAGCCAACATGCGGAAGCCAGAAGTTTGTTACGTGAAGTTGCACATAAAGTAGACAGAGTTGCAACAAAAATAGATGGTCATATTGGTTGGCATGAAGGTAAAAAGGAGTCATAATGGCTAAGAAATCTGGTGCAGAATATTTGGCAATATGTAAATCACGTATAGACTCCAGCCGCAAATGGCGTAAAGATGACGGCTATGATGCAACATGGCGTCGTATGACCGACATGTATAAAGGACGACATTTTGATGACTACCGTACCGAAGATAGAATCTTAGTTAATATATCGTTTTCTACTATTAATGTTATTTCTCCTAGTATTTCTGTGAACTATCCTAAGATTACTGTCAATGCTGTTAATCCTGAAAACGCTGCTCAAGCAGTTATCGCTGAAGCGGTAACAAATTATTGGTGGAAACACCGTGATATTCGTTCACATTTTCGCCGTTCAGTAAAAGACATGCTAACTTTTGGACATGGTTGGATTAAAGTTGGATACCGTTTTGTAGAAGAAGAAGATGTTAAAACGGGTGGTGACACAGAAGTTTCTGACCCTGTTAGTGGCGGAGAACAAACAAGTGTTAGCGTCATTCTTCAAGATAGTCCTTTTGCTGAACGTGTTTCGCCGTCAGATGTGTTTGTAGACCCAGACGGTACCAGTATGGCTGATATTCGTTGGATTGCACAACGCATCCGCCGACCTATTGAAGATGTGAAACAAGATAAACGTTACAACAAAACTGCACGTGAAGCAGTTAAAGTGATGGCGGTCAGCCGTTATGCGGATGACCCGTCTAGGAAAAAGATTTACGACAAAAATGCGGGTTATGCGGAACTTTGGGAATATTATGATATTGCATCTAACCAGATGTGTATTTTTGCTGAACAGGGTGACAACTATTTGATTAAACCAACACTTATGCCATACAGTTTTGGGCAACCGTTTGTGATGTTGCGTAACTATGATGTTCCAGACCATTTTTATCCAATGGGCGATTTAGAATCTATTGAACCGCTACAAAAAGAATTAAATGAAACACGTACACAAATGATGAATCACCGCAAAAAGTTTGCCAGAAAATATTTGTATAAAGAATCAGCATTTGACCAACTTGGTCGCACCGCATTAGAATCAGATGAAGATAACGTTATGGTACCTGTTATTTCTGACGAAAATTTGGTAAACGTTGTCTCTGCTTTCCCAGCGGTAATTAACCCACCAGAGTTCTATAATCAGACACAACTAATTATTGGTGACATTGACCGTGTTTCTGGTGTGTCAGAGTTTCAGCGTGGCGGCATATCAGAGATTCGCCGCACAGCAACAGAATCGTCATTATTACAAGATGCAGCAAACGCTAGAACGTCAGATAAACTTGCTACCGTTGAACAGTCTATAGCCGAAATTGGTCGCCGTATGGTACTGTTGGCACAACAATACATGATTGGTGAACAAGTTGCCCGTGTTATGGGCAAAGATGGTGAACCTGTTTGGGTAAACTTTGACCGAGACTATCTACAAGGCGACTTTGATTTTGAAGTAGCAGCAGGTTCAACCCAGCCATCCAACGAATCGTTTCGCCGTCAAATGGCATTACAGATGGTTGATGCTTTGGCACCGTTCGCTGGCGCAGGAATTATTGACATGGGTAAACTTGCCGCATACGTTTTGCAAATGGGTTTTGGTGTAAAAAATCCTGACGAGTTCATTCAAGCAGCACCACCTATGGGTGGTGCAGGTCCTGCTGGTGCCCCGTCTGTCGGTGCTGCACCAACACCAGAAATTGCTGCCATGTTGCAGTCACAACAACAACCACCACAATAGGTCACCAGACGCATCCAGATGCGTTTTAACGCATCAAAAACCATTCTAGGTACTTGGATACCACTACCCTAATATTTGTCAGCATGGACAGCAGGGAACGCCATAATTATTAGTAGAACAACCATTACGGACTCTAGGAGAAATATGAGCGACGAAATCGCAGCACAGTCAGCGGAACCCATTGAAGTATCTTCTGGGTCACCCACATCTGAAAGTGTCATCACAGAAGCACCCGATACACCTACATTGAATGTGGCGGAATACTCTAATCATAGAGTTCCTGTCAAATTGGATGGAGAGGAATTGCAGATTCCTTTATCTGAGGCTATAGCAGGTTATCAACGTCAAGCCGATTATACTCGGAAAACGCAAGAATTGTCGCAGCAACGAGAAAAATTTGAGTTTGCTTCAACACTTCAAGCCGCTTTAGAGAATAACCCAGCAGCGACACTAAGTTTGTTGTCTCAACATTATGGTTCATCAGAACCAGTAGTTGAAGCAGTAGATGAATCGTCTTTTTCTCCCGAGGAAAGAAAGATTCGTGAACTTGATAAACGTGTGGCATCATTTGAAGAATTTCAATCTCAACAGAAAATTGAGAAAGAAATATCTAATTTGCAAACCAAGTATAGTGATTTTGATGTAAACTCTGTTGTGCAGTCCGCTTTGCGGATGAACACCACAGATTTAGAAGGCGTGTACAAACAATTGGCTTTTGATAAAATTGTTGCACAGTCCAAACTAGAGTTAGCAGCGAAAGAACGTTTAAAGAATACCGATAATGGTGTCCTTGAAGCGAAACGGGCTGCTAGTGTTGTTTCAGGTGGTTCATCTGCT